ATGAAATGACACTTACACTTGAAGATGGAACTTCAGACCCAATAGAATTTACAAATGTTGGTACATCAGCTACAGACATAGACTTAGTTCTTGCTGATGGTACTAGCGACCCAATTGACCTCGTAGGAACTTCAAACTCTGCAACTTCATTTAGAGATAACGATAATGATACAAAGATTAATTTAGAAGAAAGTGCTGATGAAGATACAATACATATGTACACAGCAGGTACAGAAAGAGTTACTATTGACTCTTCTGCTATTGCAATGGCTTTACCAGTACAATTACCAACTTATACAACTACAGAAAGAGACGCATTATCTCCTTCTGCTGGTTGGTTAATACTTAACTCAACAACAGGAAAGTTGAATTTCTATACAGGTTCAGCTTGGGAAGCAGTAACAAGTTCATAATGGAAGTATTTATAGCGTTTTTATCAGGTTTTGCAATAGGTTGGTTTAGCGTATGGTTTATTCAATGTATTCAAATGTTAAAAGACACAGAGCAAGAGGAGATAGATTATAATATGATTGAAAAGTCTTTAAAGGATTTCGTAGATAGTGAATACGACCCTGAAAACTATTTCAAAGTAGGAGAAGGTACTAAATAATGGCAACAAGACAATATTTATTAAGAGTTCAAACCACAGCAGGTGGTGATAGCAATGGATTAGCAGAATTTGCTGATGGAACTACTGATGGCGGTCCATTAATTCCTAGCTATACATCAACAGAAAGAGATGCAATTTCTAGTCCTGCGACAGGCATGGTTGTATACAACACTACAGAAGATAGACTCCAAGTATATACATCAGGTGCAACTTGGTTATCACTAGATATAGGTGACATTGTTGGTGTTACAACAGATGCATTATCAGGTTTATCTGGTGGTGCTGGTTCAGGTACAGTAGATTTAAATTTAGATGTCACAAGATTAGCTGATGGAACATCAGTTGATGTTGATGAGGATAATGATTTGGTTATTCTTTATGACAATTCTGACACAACACACAAAAAAATAAATCCAGTTCAATTATTCACAAATGAAGCATTGGTCTGGATGGGATTATAGGAGAATTAGATGGCTATATATAATTCAGCAGAACTTGCAGAAGTAACTGCACTTACCACATCTGAAACAGAAGTTTTCAGTAACTCTAATAAGTGCATTATTAAGCAAATATTGTTGGCTAACTATACAGCAACTGATAGAACAGTAGAAATCAAAGTTATTCCTTCAGGGGATACAACTGGTGACGAACATATCATTTTTGGTGATATAACTGTTCAAGCTAATACAACCACAGTTATTGACTTAGCTATGGTTATACCTGCTAATGCTTCAGTTGCAGCAAAATGTTCAGCAGCAACTTCTGTGAATATACATGTATCTGGCGTAGAGGTTAGCTAGTGGCTATAGAAACACCAGAGCCAATATTTCTGGATAGACTTGGTGGTGATGAAATATATGGTTTCGGTCAAGATGGAGATGTAACCTTAACAGCTAATGCTTCTCTTTCCAGAGATATGTATTACAACGATTTAACTATTAACAGTGGTGTAACCTTAGACACTAATGGTTATCGTGTTTTCGTTAGAGGTACTTTAACATTTGCTGATTCCACATCAAAGATTGGTAGATTTTCAAATAAAACATCAACAGGAACTTTAAAAGGTGGTTTTGCTAAAGGTGTAGCAGCTACAGACACTTTAGGTGGTGCATCTGGTGAACAAGGTGGAAGTCATCCTGCAGCTAATCAATTCTTTTCTGGTGAAAATGAAATGTTTAACTTATCTGTTGCTTTAGCGGGACACGCCATAGATGTTGATACTGGTAATTACAAGTTTATTGGTGGTGGCTCAGGTGGTGATGATGGAGAAATTTTAACTACTCCTCAAGAAGGTGATGATGGTGCAGATAGTAACTGGGCAAATTATCAGGTAGTTGGTGCAGCAGGTGGTAAAGGTGCTACAGGAAATGCAGCAACAGCAGGAACAGGTGCAGCAGGTGGTGGTGTTGTTATAATTTTAGCAAAGACTGTTAGTGGAGATGGAACTGTAAGAGCAGATGCTGATGATTCTGCTTCAGCTATAGCAGGAGAAGATGGTGCACCAGCACCAGATGCTTCCACAGCAGGAAATAATTATTCATATGGTTATAGCTATGGGTATTCTTATGGGTACTCTTATGGCTATAGTTATCCAGGTAACACAAATACACACCCTGGCAATAACTATTCATATGCTGGAAATACTAATACTCACCCAGGTAATAACTACTCTTATAGTGGTTCTAATCCTCATACGCATTATCACTGGCATGGTTCCTTAATAAATAACTATGGATATATAGGTTATCATTATCATTATGCACATTGGCACCCATTTACAAACTATGGTTCTAACCCTACTAATTATGGTTCCAACCCAACAAACTATGGTTCTAACCCTACCAACTATGGGTCAAACCCAACTAACTATGGTAATAATAATGGTGCAAACTATGGTAACAATAATGCTAATAACAACCAAACTAATCCTACTGTTTATCATACAGGTGGTGCTGGTGGTGCAGGTGGTACAGCATCAGATGGCTACAATGCAGGTGGTGGTACAGTAGTGTTTGTAACAGGAACAAAACCACTTCCATCAGGATTAACACTTGCAGCCGCTGCAGGAACTTCTGGAACAGGAACAGCAGGTTCAGGAACAGTGGTAACAGTTTATAATATTAACGCAGACGACACAGACCCAGGAGCATAATATGGCTATAAAAGAATATGGTGATGGAGCAATACCTTCAGATTTTGAAACATTTGATGTAATACCTGACAGTATTTATGGTTCAGGAATGGATGGCAATGTAAGTATAAGTGCTAACACTACTCTTACTAGAGATATGTTTTACAATAATTTAACAATAAGTGCTGGGTACACTTTAAATACTGCTGGTTATAGAGTTTTTGTTAGAAATAATTTAGCAATGGCACCTACTTCAGCTAATCAATCAGATACTATTATCGGAAGAGTAGGTGGTGTAAGTACTACTGGAACTTTAAAAGGTGGTGGACTTAGTTCTGTTACTAATTCACTAGGTGGCAATGGTAATGGATATACAGCAACTGTACCAGATGAAGGAGCAGAATATTTCAATCATCCTGATTTAGCAGTACAAGGTGTTGTAGTTCATGCTGGACAAACCACACCAGACCCACTTAATGGTGGTGCTGGAGACTCAGTAAATTATGGTGGTGGAATTGTTGTATTGTGTGCTAGAAAAATACAGGGTTATGGAACAATAGCAGCTAGTGGTGAGACAACTACTGGTGGTGGAGTTATCTTCATAGTTTCACAAGATATTCCACTAACAGGTGTATTAACAGATGTTACTGGCTATGCAGATGGAACTGTAAAGACATTTAAGGTTTAACATGGCTACTGTAAGAATCTATTACAGTCGCTCTGACAATAAGCAACAAGATTATAATATATTTTGGTGGTCAGAAGAATATGAAGAAGACCATACTGGTTTATTATTCCCTCTAATTAATAGACAAAAAGTTAATTTTAACTCTGATAATTATGTTGATTTAGATATAGGTGATTACAAAGCTATTAAATGGTACATAAAAAGAAAAGATAATGATTTTGACCATAACAAAGAACTATGTAATGCAATTGTAAATGGAGAGCAAACATTTGCTTGTGGTCCATTATGTTTATATTGTTATGATACTGGGTATCATTGGCAACTTGATATTACAGTTTCACCACAAAGTAGCTTTTATATAAACAACACTTCACCATATTTATACAAAGATAGTTCCTATACAGATATTTTACCTATGTCATTAGCTTTGGCTGGTGATAGTACATTAGATGGTGATGGAGATAATACTGTGGGTGTGGATGCAACTGTATTTAGAATTACTTATACAGTTTCTGATTGGTTAGATGTTGATATTCCTGAAGAAGAGATTTGGTCTGTTAAATGGGAAAAGTATTCCGAATATTACAAAACAACGATAAACAGGATTCAACTGTTATACTTATTAAATAAATCTTATACAATAGGAGAAAATGATATGCAATTATCCATAGATGCTGATGCCTTACAAGTTGAAAAAGATGATGCTAAACAAATGCTTGAAAAAGCAGTTGCTAACTCACTTTTTAAACTTGGAGAAGATATAGCTACTTTTGATGAAGATGCCTTCTTAGCTGATGTTGACGCATATAAAGCTACAAAAAGTGCTTCTTTAGCATTAGTTGTAGACTACTTAGAAGAGACATTAAATTCATTAGCTAACTTAGCTTAGTCTCTTAGGGGGAGGACATGAGAACAATCTTTTACATTCCAGCTGGAAGTAAAGTAGAAGACTACAAAGATGAGTGGTTTGAAAAAACTAATGAAGTACATTGTGGTGTATCTGAAAATATAAAAAAATATATCAAAGACCCTGATATTGCACAATTTGTAAAAATACCTGAGTTTAAGCATATGCTTGCACCTATTAATGTTAGCGATGCAGAGTACTTTCAAGTTGGTTACATTAATGATTTTGATGATAGAGATGACTTACCTCAGTATATTTGTGAAGTTTGGTCAAAAAATTTAGATAATCCAACAGAACCTCAACAAAAAGTAGATACTTGGTTTATGCAATTTGATTTAGGTGCAGATTTCTTTCACACAGACCATGTTAGATTAGATGTCGGTTGGTTTGATTTAGTAGTTAAAAAAGGTGAAGAAGAGGTAGATACACATGAAATCTCAGTCTATGAGAACTACTCAGAAGAAGAATAATCTTTGGTGGAGAGTAGAGCCTAAAGAAATAGTTACAGGCGTAATTGCTTGGGAAAATTGTTTAACAATACCTGATGGTGTTATCGATTTAATGAATAAAGATGTGGACAATTGGGTTCCAACAATAACTGATGAAATGATAGAAGAAAACGATTCTTATGTAACTGTAAAAAATGCTAATGGTCCTATTAGATTTAATCCTGAAATTGAATTTAAATCAGAAGAAGCTAAAACATTTTTTAAGCAAGTACAAAAAAATGCTTTAGATAAAATTGCTAGTTATTGTTTAATGTTCCCTGATGTAGCTAAAGAAATAAACTGGATGGAAAACTGGCAATATATAACCTATAGACCACCTAAACATATGAATTATCATAGTGATAATCACTCAGTTAGAAATCCAAAAACAGGTGAACATTACAAAAATCCATACTTTAGAAGAATTACTTGCTTAACTTACTTAAACGCAGACTTTAATGGTGGTGCTTTAGATTTTAGATATTTTAAACATAATCCTTATAAACCACCTGCTGGTAGTGTTGTTATTATGCCTAGTTCTTATGTTTATTCACACGCTACTACACCATTGTTGAATGGAAGAAAATCAGCTTTTTTAGTTTCTTGTGCAAGTCATTATGATGTTGACAGCGTAAGAGAAGATGGAGATTTGTATGAAGTTAAAAGGAGAGAGATAAGATGAAAAAAAGTATGGGTGTTGTAGAAGTTTATGATGATTTCTTCACTGGAACTCAAGCAGAAGATATTATAAAATCGGCTGAAGAAATTGATAAAGCAAAGATAGATTTTGGTTTTGAAGATGCAACAATTGGTAAAGGTCATAAAGGTGGGAACATAAGAAGTAATCTTTTGATGTCTTTATCGAACATAGCTCAATATCCTGATGAGGGCAGAATATATAGAGAAGCTATACAAAATGGTACAGATAATCATATACAAGATATAAGAAATATTTGTGATTTAATTTCTAACAAAATGCAATACTATGTCAATGAATATACAAAAAAATACGAATTTCCTATATTGTTTGATGAAGGTTATCAATTACTAAAATATGGAAATGGTCAGCAATATAAAGGTCACTCTGATTATGCACCACATATACCAAGATACTTATCTGCTTTAATACTTTTAAATCCACATGAATATGAAGGTGGTGGAACATACTTTCATCATTTTGAAGAAATGATAAAGCCAGAAAAACCTGCATTAGTGTTATTTCCTAGTAATTACGCATATGCACATCAAGCAATGCCAGTAATTAAAGGAACTAAATATGCAATAGTAACTTGGCTTGGTCACCCAATGGAATTAAAAGAAATGCCACCAATGTATTTACAGGATGTTCAAAGATGAACGCTTTAATTATAAATGATTTATTCAAAGGTAATCAATTAGTTGAATTACAAAGCTGGTTAGATTTAGAAACCCCTTATGAGCAAAAAAATAACTGGCAAAGTAGTCCAGATGGTACTCATATGATAAAAATGTGTGAAGAATTAAATACATTTCATAAAGTATTAACAGATAAATCAAGAGAAGTATTTCAAGTACATAATTTACTACCAACATTTTCTACCATTGATTGGGTAGAGCCTAATGTTACAATTAATTCCCATAGGGATAGTGGACCAGTTCAATACACAATCTTATACAATTATTTTTCTGATTATAAGCTAGAATTAAAATACAAAGATGATTTGTTAAATTTAGAACAAGGTCAAGCTGTAGCCTATGAAGGTTCTCAATTTGAACATGAGGTAAATGCTAACAAAGGTGTTTCAGTAAGATTATATTTTAATTTTGCAACACCAGATAATTACTATTTTATTTTAGGAAATCATACTATAAATGGATTTGAGTTCCCCTCTGGTAGGTTGGAACAGGAAGTAGATATAAATTGGCTTTAGTTAATAAAACATTTAGATGTGGTACAACACTTCAATATGATAATGATGATAAGTATGAATCAAGGGCTGAAGAATTAGGTCATATTAATCCCTCATTGGAATTTTGGTTATCATCAAACGCCTCAAGTTATGATAATGCTTTAGTAGTAGGTGCAGGATTTGGATTATCATCAAAACAATTAGTTGATGCAGGTGCAACTGTTACTTCAATAGAGCCTGAATTTTTTAGGTTTGCACTATTAGAAAACAATGTTCCTGAAAGCACAAATTATAAAAAAATGTGTAGTTCTGTTAGTGGAACAGGTACTTTATATTATTACGATGATAATAAATCTGGTGCTCAATTAAATAACGAAATGGGTAATGGTTCAGAAGAAGTTGATGTTATTACAGTAGATAGTCTTAATTTAACGCTTGATTTGATGCTGGTTTATGCAAATGGAAAAGAATTAGATGTTATTGATGGTGCAAGTAATACTATTTCAAACAATCCAGATATGAAAATAATTATGAAATGGGTTCCTGACTTGTTATCCGATGTTGACGCTTCAATAACAAAATTAAACTCTTATGGGAAAACTATTAAAATTATTCATTGGGAAGACAGTGATGATACAATATCTTACAAAGATGTTACTGATGAAAAGCTAAAAGCAGTAGTTTCTGCTGATTTACTATTGGAGTAATATGAAAAAATGGTGGGAGACAAAAGAATATAGCAGACTCTTAGAAGTTAAAAAGCACAAGGTAGGCGATGAAAAAATATTGTTTCTTACTTCTCAACCTGAATATGTAGATTTAGCACCACCTAGACCTGCTAGTGAGTTTATTCCTGCATATTATAAGCAACTACAACGAGAATGGTCTGAAATGCGTGGTGATGATGAAAGTTGGCACTCTGTTCCTTATAAAGACCATTCAATGAAAAAATGTCCAACAGTTAAAGATATAATGTTTAGTGGTTACATTATTCCTCTATGGTTAGATTTAAAAATACATCATGATGATAAAGTAGGTTTTAACTGGTATAACAAACACGCTTTTGAAGAAACAATTACTTATCATAAACCTCAATCTATTGGTAACTTACCTATACAAGAAGGTTCTTTTGATACTGCATTAAAGTTTGCTAATCCATGGGATATAGTTACACCACCTGGTTGGTCTGTTTTAATTACTCAACCTTGGTATCATAGACATTGGGAAATAGAAATGTTTCCTAGTATTGTAGAAACAGATAGTTATCATCAAATGAATTTACCTTTTTTGTATCATGGAACAGGAGAAAGAATTTTTAGACAAGGTATGCCTTTAGTACAGGTAATACCATTTAAAAGAAGTGGTTGGGATTTATCTGAATTTGAATCAAGAAAAATGGATGAAGACGAGAAAGAGTACTATGCTAAGAGTAGAGCAGCAGAAAGAACTAGACAAAATGGTTTCTATCGTTGGTTAACCCAGCAAAATAAAAAGAGATGGAAAGATGAGGGAATATTATGAAATGTCCAGTACCACACAATAAAGGTTATAAAATACCAAGACTTACAGATATTTGGTCTAAAAAGTTAAGCACAATACATAAAGATATGCCTACTGTTGCTTTTACTCAACCAAGAAAAAATTTACAATGGGGTGGTTTAGAAAATAACGAACCCAGAACGCATCCACCAATAATATTTGAAACACCTAATAAATTTATTAAGGCACCTAATGGTTGTGTCTCTACACAGTTTATGAGAAATAGAATGTTTGAAGTATATTTTCCATGGTCTCATGTAAAAATAACATTAGACAAAAATAAATTTGCAGATGAAAATGACAGATTTGCTGGGTACACTTCTAAAGCTCATTACTATGGTGCAGTGAAACACTATGGTCCTTTTGAAGAGTTTATTATGGAAGAAAAAGAAGCGTGGGGTTCACCAGATAAACCAGTTATGCAAATATCAATGCCTATTATGTTGTTTACCGATGACCCAGAAGTGTGGATGGATGTTATACCTAGTGATAGAAATGCTGGAAAAAATCTACCTGTTTCTACAATTCCAGGATTTATGCCTATATATTCTTGGTCAAGAGGTTTGTCTTGGGCATTTGAGTGGACAGATTTAAATAACTTAGAGTTAAATTTGAACCACGATACTGTAATGTTTAACTTATTATTTAGCAAACCAGTAAAGATACAGTATGTAGAATGGAACGAAGTATTTAGCAAACAATGGAACCAGATTGTTACTTCTAGTATTAATAGAAGAGATACTAATATGCTTTATCCTGAATCAGTTAAAAGAAGACCAAAGAAATTAATTGAAAAATGGATGTTAAAAAAATAGAGCAATTATTACCAGAAAATAGTTTTAAAAGACTTCAAAGAATATGTAGAAACTCATATAAAAATTTTCCTTATTCTGAAGAATTTGGTAGATATTACATAAATGATAAAGAATTTAGACCATTAACTACCTTTTTAGAACATTTAGTTCCTACTGCAATGGAATTATTTGATAGTAAAACTTTAAAACCATCATATGCAATATATGCTCATTATGAGGGTAATCAGGCAGCATTACCTAAGCATGTAGATAATAACGCTTGTACATACACTATTGACTTGTGTTTATATCAAAATACACCTTGGAGCATATGGGTTGAGAATAAAGAATATTATTTAGATGAAAATGAAGCAATAGCGTTCTATGGTGAAGAACAAGAGCACTGGAGAAATGAATTTCCTAATCCTGTTAGTAATGAAGTTGGTCAAGTGTTTTTTCACTTTGTAGAACCTGACCATTGGTTTTTTAATGAAGATAATTAAAGGTAATAACATAACATTTAAAACGCAAATACCTGCGTTAGTTGATTTAGTTCCACCTGTACCTGCAAGTCAAATGATACCTGAGTGGTTTCAAAAATTAGCTATGGATTTACCTAGACCAGACCATAAGCCATTTCCTGTTATGGGAAAAATACTACAAAAGTGGTCATCTCATACAATTAAGAAATGTCCTGCTGTAGTAGATTATTTTGCTGAAGGTTATATTTTACCTTTATGGTCTGATATATTTATTCAAAGAAGAGGTGATGATTTTCATTTTGAGACAAATCACGCTGAAGGTATTGGTAGCACAATAGAGTTCCATAATGAACAACAATTTAGTACCTACCCATTTAAAAGAAATGATTTAAGAAGAGCAGTTAAATTTACAAGTCCTTGGTTCTTTTATACACCACCTGGTTGGTCTATATTATTTATACCACCACTATTGCACCCTAATGATGACTTTACCTTATTTCCAGGCATAGTAGAAACAGATAGCTTTCATCAAGTTAACTTTCCTGGTGTATGGCATAGTGAGGGAGATAGAATATTGCAAAGAGGTTCAGCATTTATGCATGTTATTCCTTTTAAGAGAACAAAACATAAACATACAGTGCTACCTTTTGAAGAAATAGACTTTCATAATAATCAAGATGAAGCATTTAGACTTAGAAGTAAAATGACAAATGGCTATCGAGATATTACTAGAAAGAATAAAAAGAAATGGAAGTAATTAAGTTTTCTCCTATACACGAGGATTTTGTTCCATTTGATGAAATTATTCCACAACCAGCAAAAAACTTTATACCTGATTGGTATAAGGATATGCCTACTCATTTAGATATAGATGAACCTAGCACAGAATTATTAAGGCAATTAAACTCATCCACTGTTAAAAGGTGTCCTAGTTTTAGAGACATATATAAGTATGGAATAGCAGTACCAGCAGCTTGTGATATATATTTAAGTGCAACTAAAGATGAGTGGAGATGGGAAACACCATTTAATAACTTACAGCTAGAATATCACGCTGATTATCAATTTAAAGATTATTACCCTGATAAAAATATTAAAGGTGTTTTTAAAATACAGCACCCTTATTTGGTTATTACACCACCAGGTTGGAGCGTTATGCAAATCCCATTAATATATCATCACAATCCAGACTGGCATGTAGCTTGGGGTATATTAGATTCAGACCAATATCACGATATGAACCCACAAATAATATATACCTCAGATAAAAGAGAGATATTGATAAAACAAGGTGAGCCATTATTTTATTATTACCCATACAAAAGAGCCGAGTGGAAAATTGAGATGTTAAGATATGAAGACACAGAGAAAGTATTAAAAGAAACTCGGTGGAAGTTAAATACTAGATTTGCTGGAAGATACTACAAGAATATCAGGAGAAAAAAGTGAAAGTCTGGATAGACCAAGATTTATGTACAGGTGATGGACTATGTGCTGAAATAGCACCTGATGTCTTTGTTATGCAAAGTGATGGTCTTGCTTATGTACAAGAAACAGTTGGTAATTTTGGTGAACTTAAAATTTACAGTGCTATACATAAAAATGACCAAGGTGCAGAGGGTTTAGCTAGAGTTCCTAAAGGTCAAGAAAATTTAGTAACAGAAGCAGCTGAAGAATGCCCTGGCGAGTGTATTTTTATAGTACCCTAGAGTATGGGAAATAATTACAATTTAGAATACACACTTTTAAAGAAAAGTAATCTAACTGATAGAGCACCACAATCTATAATTGATTATAAAATTCATATTGATGGTTATGAAAATTGTGAATGCTCTGGGTGTTGTGAAAAAAAATCTTCATAAATTTTTCTATCATAAACATTTAACATATAATCAGTTTCTTCTTCTGATAAATAAGAACCTACACTAGCTCTCTTACCATGTTCTCCATGTATTTCTTCTGAATATAAATGACACAATAATGGATAGTCTATGTTAGGTGTTAAAGTTGTAAATCCATTTTTTCTTAAGTTGTAATCTTGAATTGGCTCTTCTGACCAAAAAAAAGATTTAGGTTCTAAACCTGTATATTTACCAAATTCTTTTGTTCCAAAAGCAAAATCTGCACAAAATTTATTGGGATAAAAGAAACAACATTCGCACTCAAAAACCATAGGATTCCAATTAGGCATCCATTCACAATATGTTCTTTCTTCTACAATCTTAGCTATGTATATACCTTTACCTATTGGTTGCCTACCTTGTGGTTCATATGGTGGCAATAAACCAGTTAATATTGTTTTATCGTGGTGTAAATTTATCATATTAATTAATGTTTCATCCCAATTTTTACAAAACCAAGTGTGTGCATCTATTTGCAAAACATAATCTTCATCTTCATACATTTCGTTAACAATGTGCCTATTTTTACCGACACCTAATCTTTCTTTACTAAAACTATTAATTTCTACTTTAAAAGAGCAGTAATTTTTATATTTGGCTAAATAATGTTCAAGTTCAATTCTTGCAACAGGATTTTTATACACTAAAGATATACCAAACACTAACCTTTGAGGATATTTTGCAGATAATATTGCATTTTCTATAGTATGCGTTAGTTCAGAATCATCTAAAGCACATAATTTTATAAATACCTTTTCTTTATTAGTCATATATTAACATTACACTATGAGTGAATTATTAAATAACTTTCCAGAAGGAACAAAAAGGAAAGATGTTATTGAGGAATTAATAGACCACGATGACATAAGAGAGATTGTTTTAAAACAATTTAATTATATGCGTATCAATGGAATTAACCTTGTACAAGATGCAGATGATAAAGTAAACTTGTATCTTAAAATCTCTAAAAAGTTTCCTGAGTAAACCTTTTTAAATACTTTTATAAAATGAAATATAGTGTATAGTTGTATTGGAGGTGTTATGGCAGACACAAATACACAAGAAAAAAAGCAATTAACAACCGAAGAGTTAGTTAATATTGCTAATGGTCAAAATGCACAAATAAAGCAAATGGATATGATGATAAAAGACTTATCCAACAAGATTGCAAAAGTTGAAGTTCAAAACTCACAACTAAAAGCTATTATTGAAACTATTGCACCTGTGCAAAAAGCCGATGATGTAAAAACAACAGAAGAAGAATAATACAGGGGGTATCATGTCTTTAGCTGAATACGCTAAAAAAGATAAAGTCAAAACTGGCTACACTGCGTGGAGAGAATTAAACGATGCAAATAAAGATGCTTGGGATGAAGCTGTAAAAGGTTTCAAATCAGGGATTACAGCATCAGTAATAGCTAGATGGTTGAAACAAGAAAAGGATTGTCCTTTGACAGATGCAACTATCAGAACACAGTTGGCTAGAGAAGTTGACTGATTTAAGTAAATACGCTGATAATGTTCGTTCAGAACAAAACGCAAAGCGTAATAAACAAGAACATCCTAAAGGTTGGGAACCAGGATTAAATAGTTCTAAGAAAACAATTGTTTCTGAACCACAAACTAAAGCTGTTAACCCTGAAGACCACAAATTTGATAAATACTTAGAAAAATTAGGTTTTAATCCTAATGATTTTGAAATTATTGAACCTTTTGAAGTTAGAACTTGGGATAGTAATACTGCTAATGGTAAAGAAACATTTTATTACTATAAAGCAAAAATTATCTCAAAAAATGTAGTCAATGAAAAAGATTTTGATTATAAACAACTTCTTAAAGAAATTAAATCTAGTAAACCTAAAATTAAAAAAATTAAAGGTAAATCTAGCTTTGTTGTCTGTCTTGCTGACTGGCAAATGGGAAAACATGATGGAGATGGAACAAAAGGTATAGTTGAAAGAATAGAAACAATGATACCTGCTGTTATTGAAAGAGTTAAAAACCTTAGAAAACAAGGTGAAGATATATCTAATCTTTATGTATTTTCTTTAGGTGATATGGTCGAAAACTGTGAAGGGCATTACGATATGCAGAGTTATTCAGTCGAATACGATTTGCGTAGGCAAAAAATGATTGCTCGTAGACTAATTGTTAAAGCTCTTAAAGAATGGGCACCATACTTTGAAAATATTGTAGTAGCTTGCGTTCCAGGAAATCATGGTGAAAATAGAAATCAGAAAGGTAAATCCTTTACTACCTTTGGTGATAACTTCGATGTTTCTTTATTTGATGAAGTACAAGAGATAATGGCTGAGAATAACTCTTACAAACATATTAATTTTATAATTCCTAATAATGAATTATGGGTTACTTTAAATGTTTCAGGAAAGATAATAGGTTTAGCTCATGGTCACCAATTTAGAACTGGTGGAAGATACTCACATCAAAAAGCAGTTAACTGGTTGAGTAATCAAGCATTTGGTATGACAGATATGGGTGATGTAGATATATTAATATCTGGTCATTTTCATCATTTATTTGTTATTAATGAGGGTCAAAGAGTCCTTATTCAATGTCCATCGGTAGATGGTGGGTCTGAATGGTTTGAAAATATAACTGGTAAAAGAAGCTATCCAGGAACTTTAACATTTAGTGTTAATGACAAAGGACTTATGCCATTTCAAAATATGGAAGTTTTGTAATGGATAATACTTTTTATTTATTACAAAATAGTAATCCTTATGCCGAACAGCATGGTTGGTTTTATCCAGATAGAAATGAAAAAATACAGGGTATTATTTTACATACTGGGGAACATCACCCTGCTAACGAAGTTGCTAATTATTATGCAAAATCAAAAAGGAAGTCATCTATGCACTATGTAGTAGATGAAAAAAATATAATTGCTTTATTACCTCCAGAATATACTGCTTTTCACACAGAAAACAATAATGCTAAATCTATTGGTGTTGAAATTGCTTTTTATTCAGACAGGTGGGGTATGGGTAGCCAAAAAGATGAATTAAAGATACTAAATAATCTTGCTTATTTGTTAGCTGTTCTTCAAAATAATTTTAAAATTGCTAATAGAAAAGTTACTGCTACAGAATGGAACAGTGGACTAAAAGGTATGATTGGTCATGCTGAATTAGACCCTGTAAAATACAAAGACCCAGGAATAAATTTCGATTGGGTCAATCTTATTAGGCTTATTAAAGAGGTAAAATCCCAAGAATTTTAGTAAATATACTAAAATATATCTTATGAAGTTAGATGTAGTTCGATTTCAATTTGGCAAAGATGCCACAAATTCCCTCTTATTTGTAGATGGTGTTTTTGAATGTTATGGATTGGAAGACGAATATAGAGATGTTAAGGTTATGCACGAAACCTGTATTCCAGAGGGAGAATACGAAATAAAGTTTAGAACAGTAGGTGGTTTCCACACAAAGTATGCAGCTAAATATGGTTCATTTCATAAAGGTATGCTTTGGCTACAAGATGTACCTGGATTTGAGTTTATATTGATTCACTCTGGAAACACCGATGAGCACACCTCTGGTTGTTACATTGTCGGAGAAAGTCAACAAGATTTAGACAAAGGTAAAGATGGCTTTGTCGGTTCAAGTGGTGATGCATACAAAAAATTATATCCAAAAGTTGCTAGTGCTTTAGAAAAAGGTGAAAAAGTAACTATTAAATATCAACATATAGAAGATATGCTTAAGTGGGATGAACTAGAATTACAAGTTTCTGATTTAAGAGGACAAGTTAAAATTCTTGAAGCAGAAAAAAAAGGCAGATTCATACGATAGGAGATATATGCCAGATTATGTAAGAACAGCAGGAATTAGAGCATTTAGAACAGGTGCACAAGCATTTGTGGCTGTAATTGTAGCAAATCAAGCAGGAATGTTTGAAGCAGATGTGCTTATGGCAGGTCTTGTTGCAGCAGCATCAGCAATAGTTTCTGTAATTCAAAACGCATTGGAAGACGCACCTTTTCCATTTATGTCAAAGATTCCGAAAGGTTAAGGTTCCCCAACAGGGAAGTCGTAGAGATACGACAGGTGCATAAGGCTCTGGGGGGTTATTCCCCCTAGAACCGACCAAATCAACCAAGGACAATATTGAAAATTAATGACAATTCACCATTTATATTTTGTAATTATTGTGCAAAATCTATAAATACTCGTAAATCACCTCTTGTGTGCGATAATAAAATTTGTACACACTACAACGAACCAGTAGATAAGAATGGTGATTTAAAAAATGTATGAGTATAGAGCTACAATTCAGCGAGTGGTCGATGGCGATACTGTCGATTGCTATATTGATTTGGGCTTTGAT